GGCATCAAGTTTTGACATTCCATCCTTCTTACCAAAACGAGAAGAATACTTAATGAGATTATCACGACAGAAAGGAACTCCATCATCAATCGCATCAATCATATCCAGAACTTGAACCTTTGACTTATCAGAGGCATAGTGACCATTATATGTTCCTTTAATATAGTCTTCTACTACTTTGAGTGTCTTTCCTTCACCAAACTTCCAGAAGTGATCTGAATTTAGTGGTGGTTTTACCTCATAAGAAGTGGATGGAGAAGTCGTATATGGGAAGGGTATATATGGATTTTCAGTAAAATTGATATGATCATTTCCCATACCTCCTGAAAGATGAGTATTTCCAAAAACTATTGTATCGGGAGAAGCATAGGGATTTCCAGTTATACTAATTCCATCTTCTTCCCAAAAATCTTGATTTGGAATTGAACTTTTATAATCGGTTTCAAAATTTTCAGTCATAAAGTTTCACAATCAAAGAGAGTTTTATCTTTTAATATTATATCAGTTTGAGAGAGTTGCGTCAACTGCTTCTTGGGCAGAAGGCATTATAAAATCTGCATCAATCTTGTCATAAAGTTCAAGGAATGCCTGTTTGGTTTCATCATCAAAACGATTTACACAAACTTGAATTGCCTTTGCCTTATCACCAAAGATGCTGTAGGCACGAATGATGTGAACGAGACGGCGGGTACTGATGATTTCCTCAATACCACCATCATAAAAGGTCTTACGAATTACATCACCCCAATCTACAAGACGTTTACAGAACTCTTTATCTTCAATACCCAAATCAAGAGAAACACCTTCTAAAATTTTTTGTTCTACTGAGGGAGCAGGATATGACTGTTCAAAGGTTACAGGAAATCTTTCTAAAAATGCTTCATTAAGGACATTAGTTCCAATAAACCTTCCATCCTCACTACCTTTACCTTTTGTATTGGCAGTTGCAAATATATTAAATCCAGAAGTAGGTCTTATAAACTTACCAATCTTCTTTAAAAATACACCTTTACCTTCCAGAACAGATTGAAGACAAAGTATTTTATTGGATGCTAAATCAACCTCATCAAGAAGAAGAATCGCACCTCTTTCAAGTGCCTCAATAACTGGGCCATTATGCCAAGCAGTTTCACCATTTATTAAACGAAACCCACCAATCAAATCATCTTCATCAGTCTCTATTGTAATATTTACACGAATCAATTCCCTACCAAGTTGAGCACAAGCTTGCTCAACACTGAACGTTTTACCATTACCCGAAAGACCCGTGATAAATGTCGGATAAAAAAGATTGGACTGAATAATTTTCTTAATATCATTGAAGTTACCAAACTTGACGAAAGTATCATCTTTATCGGGAATAAGATTTTGTTCCACAGCAGGAATAGCAGCAGGGGAGGAATAACTACGTTCTATTTCTTGAACTTTTCTTTGTGTCACTTCCAAATTCCATTTACCACGCCCAACCTTAAAGTTTTCTAAACGTTTAGTTACAGTTGGATATGAAATATTTTTAGAAACACAATACCCACGAACATCGGCAGCAATAAACTCTTTACCAAAAGTATTCTTGAGATCTGAAAGAACTTGATCATCAGTCATTTGAATGCGTTTCATAAAGTTGGTTGTTTGTTTTGACTGTAGTCATTATACAATGAAAGGAGGTCACAAAGACCATCCTATGGTCAGTTCACCAATTGGTTCTTGAGTTTTTCAATATGCTCTTGACTACCAATGTGCCCCTTATATCCAGGGTAATATTTTTCAACCATAGCACCAATTCCCATTGCGGTAATGGCACTATCGCATCTTACCCAAACTTCTTTGGTGTCAGATTTTACAAAGTGATCAAATGGAAATTTAGATTTCATTTTTCAACAGTAAATGTTTTGTTTTTAACTCTTGTATCAAATTCACCAGTTCTACCTGGTTTCATACTTCCTATACTAACATTCTTTCCCTTACCTGGCCAAGATGTTTTAGAAGTTCCTTTTAGAGTTGAACTTCCTCCTGGTTTGCGTTGAATCAAAACAGAATCTTGATCGTATTTTTTACCTAACTTTTCTATTGCTTTTTTAAATTTTCTTTTACCTGTCTTTCCAGGAGTAATAACGTGTGATTTTTCTCCTACTTTTTTTTCTTCTGGGGTGCCCGGATTTTCTGTATATCTACCAGCAACTTTTGTAGGTCCAGGAAGGCCAGCACCCCTCACATCTTTTTCAAGTTGTTTAGAACGTGCTTCATTTTCTTTTTTAGATTTATCACCACGTTGAGCAGACATAATTGCCATTCCACCTTTTTGAGACTTACTCATAACACGAGTAAGAGATGTTTCACTCAAATCATATTCTTCATTACGTGCTCTTCTTTTAGCAAACTGCGTATAAGTTTCACCAGGTTTTAACTTTTTAGAATAATCTTCAGGTGATTTGCGATCTTCACGAGCACGTTGGTTAGCACCAGGTCCACCCAACTTGCGATCTTGCTCTGGATCCGGATGCCAGTAATCTCCTGCCTCTGTAACAAACTGCTTAAAGGTCTTCATATCTAATTTATTTTTTAAGTATTTATGAAATGATACTTACAAATTCACCAAGAACTTTCTTATTCAACTTCTTAGTTTTCAGAGATTTTACAAATGCAGATTTAATCTGTGCCTTAGTCGCATCATCAGCAACATCAAATTCAGTATCTTGAGCAAGAGAACTTGCGGAGAGTCCAAAATATGCATCATATGCTGAATTTGAGATATTAAGACTTCTATGCTTTTTCCAGTAAGACATAATTTTATCGTATTCTGGAGATTGTTGTGTGTAATATAGACTCACAAAACGAGAGGTATCTTTATTTTCAAGAACACGAATACCTACAAAATTAACAGATGGAAAGTTATCTTTAAGATTGGAGATTAAAACTTCTGTAAAAGAATGGTAATTAGTACCCACTTTATAAGTTGTTCCAATCTTACGATCTCGAAGAAAAGACTGACTTGGATTCATTCCACGAGTACCCATATAATCATTTCCTCCACGTTTTACTATGTGGTGATATGGAAGATAATTTGCCTCACCATCAGTTAAAATTACACACTGAACTTTTTGTAATTTATTATCTTTACGGAACTTTGGAAGTATTTGGTGTAGGGCAATCAAACTTTCATTTAATGGAGTACCAGAAAGAGAAAGACGACCAGGGAATGAATATTGGCAGGAATAAGGAGTAGAAATAGCAAGTGAAAGTCTCCAGATATTAATCATCTGAGCCTCTAATAATCTGGAGTTTACTTTGCTGGTAAAAATATTAAGTAAACAAAATTCTTCAGATACACATATCAAACCTTCTTTTCTTTGGTAATGTTGATTAAGATCCTTTTTCCATTCATTTGTGAAGGCATAAACTTCAAATGGTATTGATACTTTTTTACAAAACCAAATTAGATTGTAAAGTTGCTTACAAGTATCTTTTAATACTGTTTGCATTGATCCACTCCAGTCTAAAATAAAAATCAATCCGTGATTTTTACCATCAGGTATCACATTAATTTTCTTAAAAAGATCTTCATTATACTTATAGGTATGAAGACGAGTAGTATCAAGAACACCAGTACGAGATATTGATATACGAGCATATGAATCAGCTGCCTTACGGCATTCAAATTCTTTTACCAAGTAATTAACTTCTTTTTGAGCAGAATTTTTAAATTCTTTGAATAATCTATCAGATTGTTCGTAAATATTATGCTCAGATAACTGATTTATTTTTGCCCACTCATCTTTTTCATTTTGTTGATTGAGAAAATAGTCGTCAATATATTCGTGAACTTCTGAATTTTTTTCGATAACAGTATCTAAATTTACCTTTGGAATTTCAACATAGACATTTTCACCACCCGAAAGATTTACAAGTTCTTCAATTTTTTGACGAAGAGTTTCTTCTGTACGAATTTTTGGTTCATTAGAAGATCCTTTAGGAGCATTACTTACAGATTCTCCTTGAGTTCTTTCAGATTGTTCTGTTTGAGATTCTGAAGGTTGAGATTTATCTGATTCACCTTCATCTGATTCTTCAGATTCATGTTGTGAATCTTCTTCTCCTTCATTAGAAGAGTTATCATTATTTTCTAACTTATGAGAATCTAACTCATTAACTTTTTGTTCTTGTTCTTCCTCATTTTTACAATACTTATAGAGTTCTTCTGCCGCATTCAGCACATCAGAAAAAGTTTCAGTTGATGCGATTAAGTTTATAATCTCACTTTCTTCAGAATTAAAATCTAATGTTAAGAAGTTTCCAATTTTAAAGTGAAGGTTTGCACGGTCAGCAAGATTAAAAGTAGAAATATCTTCATCTCCAATCTCAAAGAAATCTTGTTCTTTCAGTTCTTTATATCCACCATAAAATGTTTTTGCAAGTCCAGCATACTTACGTTTAATTAACTTTTCAACACGAGCATCCTCAACGACATTCACAAACTGTTGAGGTACATTAGTTTCTTCAGTCCAGTCAACATTATCAGTAAAAAGAGCGTGGCCAACTTCATGCCCAACCAATAAGTCATACACGATATTGCTTGCCTTTTCCCACAAAGGTAAAGTCAACACACGAGTATGAACGTTAAAACAAGCAGTAGGTACTTTTTTATGTTCAACCACCAAGTCTTCAGTAGCAAGCAATCTAGCAAGTTGTGATTTGATTTCGTGATTGACTGGCATTGGTTTTTTTCTTATGAACCTATCATAACAAAAAAGGTGTCCATAAAGGCACCGCAGTGGACAGATATTTAAGTGTCTATTCTGCTAAACCCCTTTATCTTGGAAAATTTAATTACACTCTCAAATCGGTCTTCCAATCCTGCTTTATGAGAGATAACAAAAATATTAGCATCCTTTACTACAAACTGAA